ATAGTGTAGGTCATCTTAGAAGTAAAGAAGGTATAAAGATGAGTAAAAATTTAATTCCCCAAATTGCGAAGATGCTCGGCGTAGAGCTGGGCGAAGAATTTAAAATTAAGGGGTACGAGGAATGGTTCTACAAATTCGACAACGACAGGGTGCTAATGTTTAAGCATAACGATGATGTAAAAATGCCTGTTGCGCCTGTTTCGGTATATGTTGCTTTTCTTGCATTGCTGAGGGGAGAATGCGAAATAATCAAGTTGCCGTGGAAGCCGAAGAAAGGCGATGTTTATTTTACCTTTGAGCTTTTGGGTGGTAAGTGGGTTGTTCGCTCGTTTTGGTGGGGCGGTTTTCCGAATGAGTATGCTTTACTTGATAAAGGCTGGGTATATCGTACTCGTGCTGAAGCCGAAGCTGCACTCCCTAAGGTGGCTACCGAAATAGGCGTGAAGTATGAGCTTTAAAAGAAAAACCTGCAACATGTTGCAAAAATCTCTTGTAAAAAGGAGGCAATTATGAAAAGAACCATTGGCAATAAACTCAACGACTACAAACATTTGAAACCGCCCGGAAGTGAATTCTTGCCACGATTAGTAATGATTAGACGTGCCGTAAATGTTGTTTTTAGAAGAAATAGATATGCGTGGCTCAGTTTAAAAAAATTGTTTGTGCAAAGAATGAAAGCAAAGCACCCGGAAGCCGTCAAAAAATGGCCGAAAAATCGTAGACAGTAAGGAGGCAAATATGCTGATTAAGATTGGCGAAACGCAATGGATTAAAGCAAAGAAAATAAATGCACTAAAAACATGTCAAAGAGGCATCAAGAAACAGTGGGATGTTTACGTGCATACAGACAGAGAGAAATGTGTCTATGGCACTTATGATACTAAGGATGAGGCCTTGCACATTCTCGATTACTTGGCTTCAACTATAAACAGTAAAAATAAATAAATAGCCCTAGGGTGCGGCGGCTGGGTTGCCGAATGGCAGTAGGTTGCGGACTTGGCAACGGTAGGCCCATTATTGTTATGGACTGAGAAACAGGCCTGCGTAATAAAATCCAAGAATTCCCACGCCGCCGCTTTTTATAAAGGAGTGATAGCATATGAAGCAAACCTGCGATATATGTAAGCACGAAAGCGGAAGTTGTAATCGTTATCTAACAGAGGATAGCAGAACAATCACGATATGCCCTAACTGCTTAGTCAATGGTACAAGTTATCTAGCAATGGCTGCGAGGAAGGCTCACGAACAAGGAAGGTTAATACAGGAATCAAAGCCAACCGCATTATTTTGGGAAAGACTTGCCAGAAGAAGATTTTTATAAAGGAGTGATACAAAATGAGCAGGTTAGATGCTAAACCGGTAGATGAATTGCAGTTGAAGCGCATCCAAGCTTTAAACGAGGCTGCCAGATACCTTGAATATAGAATCAACGACTTGTGCCCTAAAGGAAGAGAAAGAAAAATCGCTTTGCAACGACTTGAAGAAGTTGTGATGTGGGCAAATAAAGCTATTAGTCAAGAGGTATGCAGCAATGATTGATAATGATGAATATTATCCTTGCGATGACTGCGAAGAAACAGACACGTGGGAGTGTGCTGTGTGTAGCTTATATGCAGATTATATAGGCGATGAAGATTTTGATGCTTTTGACATTTAGGAGGTGTTACAGTGATTAGCAAAGAGGGCATCAGACGTATGTTGGATATTGCAGACCTTAAAACATCGGCACGGCTGATGTTACTTGTTATCGAGATTGTAGAACTGCAGGCGGACTTAAAAGCGTTAGAGTCGCTTGTACAGATGCAATATGATAGTCACGCAGTAGATGCTGCTAAAAATCATGTACGGCAACAGCCTGAGTATATAGAGATTAACAACGAACTAAAGAAAGCCACAGAAGCTGTTGCAAAGGCTATGAGCGACCCAGAGGCACGTTTAAGAGCTATGTTTAATGCTAAATTACGTGGAGATATGTAAATTGGAGCAAAAACAATGAAGATATTAAAATTCTCACCAATTAAGCGTGAGCAGGGCAGAAATACTTGCCATTGCTATAAAGAAACAGACATCTATGGTGGCAGTAAAAAGCCTATCAGTTTTACAGTCGACCCGGACACCAAAATCTGCTTCTGTAATCACTGCGGCAACATGGTTGAACCTATCGTTGTATTGGAGCTGATGTGTAACGATTGGCAAGCAATAGCAAAGGACTATGACAGAGCTAGGAAACAGACATTAAGATGCTACGAGATTGGCACGAAGTTTCGACCTTATAAGCGTGTGCTAAAGATGTTGCAGGAACATATGGGGCGTAAGAATGATATGATGCCGATATGTCCGCATTGCCGGGAGAAAATAGATTTGGAGAAGTTAGCTAATGGCGCTTGGGTAAGAAAGGTTAAAAAATGATGATTGATTACAAGAAAGCCGAACAGGCGAAAGAGCTGCTACAAGAATGCGGAGCATCTTTTATAATTGCCTATAATAACAGCAATAACGATGATGTTGTTTGTGCATCAGGTAATTATATTATCCTTAAAAGCTTGATCATTGGTACGATGGCGCAGGCAGCATTAGGTGTGCGTGGCAAATATGGTGAAGAAATGGCTATGCAAGAATTAATGAGCATGATGACAGAAGCGGCGAAATTAGTTCATTACAATAAGGAGTAAAAAAATGAAAGATGAAAAATTAATAGTCCTGCTGTTCGCGTTTAGGTACGCCGTGCATAGAATTCCCACACAGGCATTGCGTGAAATTCAAAACGAGCTGTTCGATAATCTCCATAAAATGCCAGATTGGATGTTGACGCAGATGGAAAGAGACATTGAATGGAATTTTGAGTTAATGCAAAGCAAACTAGAAGAAACCGGAAGAATCGCTTTAGACGATGATTGCCGCTTTCAAAAGCCGCTGCTTGATGCAGTAAAAGCACAAAGAGCAAAGTTAGCAGAGATTGCCAGAGGTACAACCAATGGAAATATGCTTAATTGATATTGTCAGTTGCACACTGCTTGACGTAGCTGTTATGTGTGTAGCTTTATGGATGTTAAACAGGGAGTGGTAAAGTGAAATATTTAAATCTTGTTGCGATGATTTGTATGGATATTTTTGCAATCGTTGGCACGATTGGAATCCTGGTTATAATCTGGAGAGATATTTTAGGAGGTTTTTAAGATGATTAAATTTTTACCGACGATTGACGCACCAGCGAACACGAAGCTTCCGCAGCGTAGCACACAGTTTTCGGCTGGCTATGACTTTTACGCACCGACAGATATTTTTGTTCCAGCTGGCGGTGAAAGCGTACTTGTTCCGCTGAACATCAAAGCTATTATGCCTGGCGATATGGTCCTGATGCTGTTCATCCGCAGCAGTCTTGCGGTTAAGTTCAATTTGTCGCTAGTTAACAGCGTAGGCATTATTGATAGCGATTATGCTAATAATCAGGACAATGACGGCAATATAGGCGTTAAATTCAGAAACAACGGCAGCGAAACCATCATCATCAGAGAAGGTGAACGCTGTGCACAGGGAATCTTCGTCCGTTACTGCGTAACCTCGGACGATGAAGCAAGTGCTGTTCGTGGTGGCGGTTATGGCTCAACAGGACGCTAAGCTTTATCTTATTAGCTGGCGCAGTTTGATTTCGGGCGAGGTTGATTTTCACGACAGAGTGTTAGCTGCTTCGCCTGAAGAAGCTATAAAGATAGCTAGCAAAGGAGAATTTTCAGAATTTCTCGAGCTGTACGACCCGGAAGTAGAAGAAATGTAGGGAGTGTATAAAATGCCAAAAAGAGAAAAAAGCATTGAAGAACAAATCAAAGAAGAAACAGCTATGCTTATAGACAGTTTTTTGCGGTGGGAACATATCCGGACCTATGGATGCCAAGACCCTTTTTATCCTGACGGCGAAAACATGAATTTAGTAAGGAATCATATAATTTACGGAAAGAGCAGACTTGAAGAGCTGTGCACTGATATTCCTTTACCAGCGCAGTATTATATGCCGACACCTGATGAAGTTGACGCAAACTATATGGCTGCCGACGGAAAGTATTACGATTACCGGATGAAAAAGTTCGCAGGATCATATCCCGGCATTACCACTAAAACACCGAATGATATAAGCAACCAACAAGAATTATTTTAGAGGTGCTACATGAAAACACCATGCAGAGGATGCACAGAAAGAAAAATAGGCTGCCACGCTACTTGTAATGCTTTTAGCGAATGGAAAATCCAGCAGTGTAAAATACTGAAAGCCATGTATCTTGAGACGCTTTCACCTACAGCTGGAGCAGTTGCCAGACATGAAAAATGGATAAAGGAGCATAAATAATGAGTGCGTTTAAATCTCCATTTAGTTTTATCGGATTAAAAGATGATAAATACGTTATTGTCAAAGAAGCACCGAAGAATTCAAAATATAGCTTTACAATGCCGCTTCCTAAGGATAACGTAAATCATCCGAAACACTACACCAAAGGCGGTATTGAGTGTATAGATGCCCTAAAGGCTGCTACTGTTGGCAAAACAGGCATTGAAGCTGTCTGCGTTGCCAACATCATCAAATATTTATGGCGTTACGAAGAAAAAAACGGCGTAGAAGATTGCCTAAAAGCAAAGTGGTATCTGGAACGCCTTATCAAAGAACTTAAATAACAGAAGGGAGTAAGCGCATGGAAGATATGACTGTAAATGAAAATCAAAGCACGATAACCGTTCCGCTGGCGTATTTCGAAGAACTTATCGAACGTGTGGCAGAGCAGACCGCCAAGAAGACCTCTAAAAAGCTGTGTGATGATTTGTACAGCAAAGAAGCACAGCGAAGGGATTTCGACAAGCGGCTGTATAATGTGCGCTTGCTGCTAAAAAATTACAGAAGCCTTCAGGAACACGCTGCGTTAAAGACAAGCGAGATTGTCAATATCGACGATGAACAGATTTCGGCTATCGAAATTCTTGATTCGTTCCAAAACCTGAAAAGCATGGGAGCTAATGAGCTAAAACTTGAAAGCATTATAAGCTCAACAATGCGAACAAAAGTGCTGATAAACTACATGGACGACATGATAGCACTTTACAAGCAGACCAGGTATAACAGCGGCAAGCAGGAAGATTTGCGCCGGGCAGATGTGCTTGACGTGCTGTTCCTTAAACCTTGTCCGCCGGAAGCGTATGTTACTGATATAGTAGCAAGCCTTGCGCAAAAATGGTCAGTAAGCGAAAGGCAGATATGGCGTGATACAAACGATGCTGTCGAGCAGCTAACAGCTTTGCTGTTTGGCGTAGATGGCGTAAACCTGCTGGAAGATAAAAAGCGCAGAAGGGCAGCTCGCCTTGATGAAGAAAAAAATATCAAAAAATAATCAAAAAACTACCGGAATAGTCAAAAAAACATTTGACTATTCCGGTAGTTATGTTATAGTATAGTTAAAGAAAAACATAATAAACAAAAGAAAAGAGGTAGTAAAATGGAACGAAAAATGATTAAAGCAGTTAGAAGAATTCAAGATATTGAAGTAAAAGCTGCAAAAGGAACTGCAAGTAAGGAAGAAATGCTTGAGCTTGTTGCTCTTGATGAAAACTTAAGAGCATATGCCCATGAAAACAATATGGGATATTTCGAATGCTTGGTAAAATGTTATGAAGAATTAAGAAAGGAGAATTAAACAATGACACAAGAAAAAATTTTGAGATTAGCTTTCAGACAGGCGGTACTTGTTTGGGGTGAGTACAAAGATAGAGCAGATAAACTTCCCGGCAATAAAGTTGCTGCACGTAATGAACAACGAAAATGGGAGGAAGTTCAGGAGCTTGAAAAGATGCTCAAAGAAATCACAGAAGCTAAATAAAAGCTGATGACAAGGGCAATAGCCCTTGTAAAGCTGGCAGGCAGACAGTTCAAACCCTGTGCCTAAAGCTTAAACTTTAAGGAGGACTTAAAAATGACTTATCAAGAAAAGCAAGAAATGAAAAAGCTTGCCTGCAAATGCCTGGAAAAATACTTCGGCTTTGCTCCGGCGATGAAGCAGATTGTTCTGCTTGAAAGCGCAAGCAATGGATATACAGTTGATTATCTTCTGTTCAGCATCGGCTATAACGGAAGAGAATTTCAGCTCAGACGAACTTTTGCCTGGGGCAAAGACACCGTGGAATATAAATATTGCCGCTACGATGTTACCATGATTGAACAATAGAAAGGAGTAGAACAACATGAAATTAAACTACAAACAGTTAACCTACATCATTGAAACACTTAGAGAGGCTAAATGCAAAGCTTATGATACTTGGATGGACAAAAAATTCGAGTTTGAAAAAGCGCAAGATGATGCTAATGAATGGGTTGAAAATCACCCAACAGCAAAGATGGGTGATGATATGACTATATCTGATATTATCGGAGATACTGAGGATGAATACGAAAAAGCTCGTGACGCTTACTACATGGCTGAAGAGATTTATCGTAACTTTACCGAAGGTGAAATTGAAATTTAAGGAGGAAGAACCAATGAAAGAACCTAAAGACATGACTAACGAAGAATTAAAGCAGGAAAACGCTAGGCTGATTAAGATTTACAACAGCTCGCGCGACCCATGGCATCATCAATGCTTGAATGAGCACTTTGAAGAGCTGGAAGAAATTGCAGCGGAAAGAGGTATAGAGCTTTAAAAGCTGATGACAGGAGCTTAAGCTCCTGTAAAGCTACCAGGCAGAAGGTTCAAAGTCCTTGCCAATAGCTTTAGAAAGACTAACTATAAAAAGTCAAGAGGTGGGTAAGAAAAAATTTCCGTATAGGTAGTTGTATTTTATGCAACACAAATAAACCTACCTAAGTAGGTTTAAAGTTAAATTTTCTACTGTACTTCGTAAGGTACATCTTTCTTTAGAATAGCATAAATAGTATGGCAAAGCTTCCTGGCAACAGCATTTGTTGCCACAAGATGGTGTTTCCCTTCGTTGCGTTTTTTCTCATAATAAGCGTGAAAAACAGGATCGCAAAATTCAGCTCGCTGAGCAGCCATATATAGTGCTTTTCTCAAATATGGAGAACCACGCTTGCTAAGTTTACCGGAAGAAGCTTCATATTCACCGGATTGAGATACTGAAGCGTCCAAACCAGCATAAGCGACAAGTTTAGACGGATTGTCAAAACGCTCAATATCACCAATCTCACCCAAGATTACTGCTCCAATAACACTTCCTACACCAGGGATAGTTTTAATATTTGTACCTAACTTAGACATAAGCTGATCTATTTCCAGCTCTACTGAAGCGATTTGTTCTTCAATAAAACAAATCTGCTCAATAATTAATTTTAACTGGAATGCAAAGCTATCCTTGCAGAAAGATATGCCAAAAGAACGACTAGCTTTGTCAGAAAGTGTTGAAATGGTTTTAGAAGCTTTTTTCTTTTGGGTTATATTGGACAATACTTCTTCTATTTTTGTAGCAGACAGATTTTCGTAATCAGACGGAAGAGATAAGGACTTCAAAAGTTCTTTAGATGTTTGCCCAAACACATTAGAAAATACAGAAGCATATTCAGGGAATATTTGGTCTAATACAGCAATAGCTTTTCGTTTCAGGTCAGATACCGAGTTTACTAAATAAACTCTAAAACGTGAGAGGTTACGTAAAGAGAGGATATCTTCATCAGCTAAAGATGTTTCAAGAAAATTTCCGTATCTTATTAAGTCAGCGATAAGAACAGAATCAATGACATCAGTTTTTCTCTTACGGATTTCGATACCTTTACGCCAGCCGTCGGTTTGAATAGGATTGAGAACATGAACGATGAACTTATGCTCAGCAAGAAAAGAGTAAAGAGAAAGCCAATAATGCCCGGTAGCCTCCATTCCTATTTCAAGAGAATCTTTGTATGGTTCCAGTTTAACTAAAAGTGCTTCAGCAGCATCTAGGGTATTAGTGAAAGAATAGGCTTTGAATATGATTTTAGCTTTTTCATCGAGCAAAGAAGCGACATGGGTATTTTTACCAATATCAATACCTAAGAAAAACATAAATATCACCACTAAAAATTATTTTAGATAGAATCCACTGTACTGATAAACGTTACCACCTTATGCTAAATACGAAGTACTCTAAAAGAGCCGACATCTAACTCATTCGTAAACTGTTTATCAGACAGAGGCATCAGTCTTTCAAGTACGAAGTCGTAGCCTCAAGGAAGGAACGATGACACTCTATCTAATACAGTTATTATACAGGAATATCCTGTATAATCATACAGTCAATAAGGGTTATAGGTTACCTTTATCAACCTAAATACATTATATAAGGAAGTCGATTTTATGAACTATGCAATTTTACTGAAAACTGTGGTTGATGCCAATGGCAAAACCAATTCTGTGGAGAAAGTACCATACGAGGGAGCTATCACGCTTAAGTCAATGTATGAACTGTGCGAATGCGAGTACGTCGACATTAAAGAAGTTCCGCTTCAGCTGGTAGAGTTCGACGGACAACTCGGAATCATTCCCGGTGTTACACTGATTTTCGATGAAGAATTTCTTCTGAAAAATGAAAACCCGGTGGCCAATGAGCTGGCAAGTGCTATTTATGGTTACGGCCGTTTACATGATCAGTGCCTGTGCGGTAACGTGCTGCTGTGCAATACAGACAAGGAAGGCTACTGCATGCCGTTCAGTGAGGGTGAAACGAACGCTATCGTAAAATGCTTGACAAGAATCAACAATCATATTGGAGATATGGAATTTAAAGTTCAAAAACCAATGATGAAATTTATGACTTTTTAGGAGGGATGCTAGGATGTTAAAATACAAAGATTACTCAACCTTAATCAACGAACAGCAAAAGGAATACGAAAGCTTTACCAAAGATAAAATGTTCTTTGCTTTTACTGAAGAACAGTTCAACGAAGGCATGAAAAGATTTGGGCTAGCTCCTAATGATACCGACAAGGTTTATCAAATCGGCTTCGGAGGATATATCCTTCGTGCCCAGGCTAAGGCTCATAATGATTTAGTAAAACGCCTGAACATCGAAAAGAAGGAGCACATGAAAGATTTCGACTTCTTGAAATCAGCCTTCCGTTACGAACTGGCTAACCATGAGTTTTGTATAACTTATGAGCTTGACGATACGCTGGATGCTCTGCTTTTGACTTATGAGCAAGTTAACTCTGACCCGGTTATGAAAAAAGCTTTACTTGAAGCAAAGAAAGAATATCTTAAGAATTGCGAAGATTGGATGTGATTAATGTGAGAACAAGACAACTTATAAAGTATGTGCTGATGTTGGAAACGTTCCCTCTTGCCGGAGATGAATACCATGAAATCATGGCAAATATTAAACGCCGCAAAAAGAGAATCGACGCACTGCGTGAAAAGCTTCTGATGCCAGCAAGCTACTATCCCTATAAATCATTATAAATAAAAGAACCGGCGTACACCGAAAGGTGTGCGCTGGAAAAAGATTGGAGTAAAAGTTATGTGTAAAGTAGCAGAGAAAAGTTATAAAGAGTTATGCGAAGCGTTGCTCGGGCAGGAAGCTTATAAGGTTTCCGAATTAACGGCACAAAAATTGTATCGCCTGGAAGATACAGACGAGCTGAAAGCATATGGATTAGACAAACAGAAAGCAGAAGCGTTCTTGTGTGGTGTAGAGTTAGGCAAAAGAGCTTTCACCGAAACCAAAGCTGAGGAAAAAAGATACTGCTGTGCTCCGCAAGACTTAGCTGAATATATGATGCCGAAGTTGCGGTATTTAAATCATGAAGAATTCTGGGTTATTGCAGCAGACAGCAAGAACAGAATAATTGAGGCAAGAGCTATACTGAAAGGAACGCTGACTAACTGTTATGTTCATCCTAGAGAGATTTTCAAGTATGCCATCATGAAAAATGCTGCTGCAATCTTTGTAGCGCATAATCATCCTTCAGGTCTTGCAACACCTAGTGCTGACGATAAAAAGTTAACCAGGAACATTGTAAAAGCCGGGGCAATAATTGGAATACCTTGCTTAGACCATATCATTATAGGTGACGGCAGTTACTATAGTTTTCAGGAAGATGAACAAATGTAAGGAGGAAAGAAAAATGAATGCTTATGAAATTATGTACATTATTCGCCCAGAACAAGAAATAGTCGAGGATGTTATCTTGAAGTTCAATGATTTAATAGCTTCTAATGGTGGTGTAGTTGAAAAAACAGAGCGCTGGGGAGAAAGAAAGATGCCTTACGTGATTCAGGACTACGAGAATGGTATTTATGTCCTGGTTACGTTTCATGCAAGTAAGAAGTGCGTTCTTAAGCTTCACAAAGCAATGGAGATTACCGAAGAAGTACTCCGGCACATGATTATCAGAAAGGGGGTATGCTAATATGACACCTTTTGATAAATTTAAGGAAACTGCTGCGCTGGTTAATCTTTGGACAATAGAAGAAAAACCTAAAATTGAAAGATTTGGTTGTAGAAATTGCCAGTACGCTCATTCAACATTTGAGAGCTTCGACAGGTTTTTCACTGACCAATACGGAATTTGTAACTGCTTGCCAAACTGGTACACTCCGATAGCTCGCATTGATGAATGTCCTAAAAAGAATAATCCTAGAGCTGGCAAGCTTAGTTCGATTTGCAAAGTTAACACGGAGGTGTGAAATGGCTAATATCTGTTTCAATGACATTACAATGGTTGGAGATAAGGCAATACTGCAAAGGCTGCAAGATGATATTGAACGTCACCTAAATGAAAATGATGGCAGCATTTATAGATACGGTAATGAGCTTTACCCTGGCAGTAACTATGAAGGATGGTTCGACGATGTTGGAGAAGTAGCTAAAGCCAACGAAGAAGAATATTTCTTGCGGTTTACCGTAGACACCAAATGGACCCCGGCAATGGACTTTTTCGTAAGACTGGCAAAAGATAAAGGCTTAAAGCTTTACTATACCGCTGAAGAGCCTGGGTGCGAACTATATCAGACTAATGATGTTAACGGAGAGTTCTACGATGAAAGATATGTATTGCATTGCAGAGGGTGCGAGATAACCTATTATAGCTCAAAGGAAGATTTAGTTGACGGACTAGCTTTTCTGTTCAAAAGGCGAGGTTATAAGGTGTTTAACAAAGAAAGCGCAATGGAATGCAGCATAAAGGAGCTTGAAAAAATTGGCAGAATACTCCTGGTAGACGGAACTAACACATGGTTTGACATAGGAGAATTTGAAATAGTTCCTACCGATGAGCAATAGAAAGGTAGTGGTGAACGTGAAAACATTGTATTTTGAAGGTGCTGGATGGGAAAAGGCAGAGCGCAGCATCAACACCATAGGCAACTGCCGTGTTAGAACAGCATTTCACCTCGATAACGGCAAGGGCGTTTATCTTGAAATTGTTTGCGGTGAAATGCTTGGCGAAAGAAAGAAGCTTTATGGAGGCTTGCAGTATGTAGGCTTCGTAGACTTCTTATTCTACATTACGGATGAAGAGCCGAATGATGACTGCAATAAGCATAAATTGCCGGATATGCGTAACACTCATTTTGCTTATGACTTCGATTCGATTCTTGCTTTTGTAAACAGTTTAGGAGCATCATTTGATAAAATATGCGTACTACCAGACCTTGCCGGATACAGAGTACATTCAGATGACAGTGAGAAGCGATACAACTATGCTGACGAGTTTACGCCAGACTGGGAGGTTATAAAGAGAGCGAAAGAAATTCACGAATACTTTTACCAGCTGGAGCAATCAGAAGGCAAGAAGTTCCCTAACTTCTCTCTATACAATGACGAAGGCGACAAGACAAAGCTTTACCTGATCCGGCATTACAACGGCTATAATAAGAAATGGCTTATTGATGCGTCAAGCGATTCATGGTTGAAAACTATGGTTGAAGTATCTTAAAGTTGGTTATTGTGCAAGGAAGAAGTCAAAAATAAGTTTGACTTCTTCCTTTATGTTATGTACAATAAAGCTATATAGATGATTGGAGGGAAGTAAATGAGCCTGACAGACAAAATGAGAACTGCAATGACGAACAACGGAATGACACAAAGGGATGTAGCAAAAAAACTAGGTGTTAGCAAGGCAGTTGTTAGCGCAAGATTTCTTCATTGCAGAAGCTTAAAAATGCTTCTTGAAACAATGGAGGCTTGTGATTGCGATGTTGTCCTTCGCCAAAAAAATGGAGAGTGTGAAATGATCATAACTTTAGATGATATAAGAGAGGATGATTTGGCGAAAAATTTATAAAAAATCCTCCTGGTCAAAAAAACATTTGACAACAGTTTTAGTTATGTTATAGTATAGTTAAAGGAAAACTTAATAAACTAAAACAAAAGGAGTCGGTGAAAATGAATTTAGAACAACAAATCAAAGTAGCAGAAAAAAGAATCTATGACGCAGAATGCAGAAGAGCAGAATTTGCGAAAAAATATAATGAAACAGGAATTTTGCTTTATGAAAGATTGGCAGAATCCGAAACTAAAACAATTTCTGAAATAAGAGATGCAATCATTGAAGCTTCTCTTTACATGAACTAATGAGGGAGTAAATCATGAAGATAGGTAAAATAGAATTCACATGGCGTGCACATCGTCAAGCGTGTGTTGTAAAAATCGACGGTGAACAAAGAGTTTTCCGCTTCAATAAGAAAACGGCTCGCAAGGAGCTGTTTGCGAAAATTCGCTCCTTAATTGCAGAAGCATCAGGCACTGAAAAGGTTTGCCAGCATTGTGGTAAGCATTACTTCGGTGTAAACTCGCACAACTTCCTGTGCGGTGACTGTGCTCAGAAAGCTGCTGACATCCATCGTGAAGGTGTTGGCAATATTAAGGAGTTTTCCTTCAGCGAAGCTTTGCAGTACATTCCTGAAGGCGTTAACCCAATCGAATATGAGCGTAAAATCGACGCAGAAATTCGCGCGGAACGTCAAGTGTTGGTAGACTTGTGGAAACAAGATGACCAAGCTGCTACGGAAAGAGGGCTAGCAAATGAAGTACGAAGTAACTTTTTCATGCGGTCACACCGGAACGGTACAGCTGTACGGCAAAGGTGATGAGCGTGAACGTAAGATTCGTTATTTTGAAGAATATGGCGTATGCTCCGAGTGTTACAAAGAGCGCCGTGCTATAGAAGCAGAAATTGGCTGCAAACATGCAACAATGTTCTACAGGACATATAAAACTGATTATAGTTTCTGCGACGTTTTAAACGATTCTTACGATAAGCAGGAAAAAACTATTACGGTGTTAGTTCCGGAAGCGTTGGCAGATTTTATAGATGCTAAAAATGAGGGCGGTGCTACACTGTTTAATGCAGCTATTAAGATTGCTACCAATAACAAGAACAAGGAAGGAAAGCACTACGCAGAGTGCTATGAGATAGTCAAAGCCTATATCAAGAAACACGCAGACTTTGCCAAAGAATTACAGTCGTATATTCAACAACAGAAAGCTGATAAGCCTGTTGTACGTTCTTTAACGTAAGAAAATTGAAAGGGCGTGATCTTTTGAAGCCGGAAGATATTATCAGGGCTTACAATGCCGAAGGCAGCATTAAAAAAGTTGCTGCGTTGTTCCGTATTTCGGAGCAGAAAGTCAGGAAGGTTCTCATTAATGCCGGAGCATACGAAAGTGATATGTCCATACAGGTCAATGATTTGTATGAGCAAGGTTACAGCGTGGAGAACATAGCCGAAAAGCGTGTAAGCAAGAGCACTGTTTCGGCATATCTGCCGTACACCAAAGGCGTGTATCTTGGCGAAAATCCTTCCAGCAATGCTCTTAAAATAAGAAAGTGCAGAGCTAAAAATGGATAAGCCTTTAAACGAGCTGCTAAATGAGTATATAGAAGCTTATAGCAAAGGCGAGGATAGCTTAAGAGCGTTTTGGAAGTATGTTATAAGCATAGGAGCTTATGAGCAGATGCGCCAGCTTGCTGTATACCAGGATGTTATTTTTAGCTACAAGAAAGACCAGGGAAAGCCTTCCTGCAATGGTTACTGCGAAAAAGTCTACACAGCCGAAGATGAAGAGTTCGCCAGGGTACAAATAGAGCACCTTTTAAAATCATGTCAGTAAGGTGTCATTTACAAGGCAATTAAAGGAATGATATAATTAAGATGCGATAGTTGGATGATAAACCCTTCTCCTAAAATATGTTGTGTACTCAAAAAGCCGCCTACAAATGTAGACGGCTTTTTAATGCAAAAAAATCCTAAAAACATCCTCTTGGTCAAAAAAACATTTGACAATAGTTTTAGTTATGTTATAGTATAGTCATAGGGGATAACAAAAACCCTAAATAAGCAGGCAAGTTGCAGAAAGGAGAACGAAATGGACGAAATTATGAATGTTGGAGAAATTCTGGTTGAAAAAACTGAAGAAAATCAAACAAGAAAAATTCTCGAAATCCTCAATGAAAGTAGTGACTTAGAGGAAGCTAAAGAAAAAGTAAAAGCCTTGCTTAATAAATAAACAAGGCGATTAGGAAAAATGATTGGAGCGGTACTTGCCGCCGTTCCTATCATTTGTTATTATATCAAACAAGGCAAGAGAAAGCAAGATATGTGTGATTATTGTAAGAGCAGTGTATTTATAGCATTGCTCTTTTTTTATGCAAAGGGGTTGAGAGTAGTGGTGTATCTTGTTGTTGTTGCCCATCCGGATGATGAAGTTCTTGGTGCTGGTGCTACAATATGCAAACTGGTAGAAGAAGGTCATATTGTAGATGTATGCATTTTATGCAGCAAGGCAGAAGCAAGAGCAAATAGACCTAATGATAATGAAATGCAGGAAGATTTATTCGCTTCTATGAATATGCTTGGAGTGCATGATGTTTATCTTGGTAATTTTGTAGATAGTCAGCTTAACATGTCAGCACACTTAAAGATAGTTCAATTTATTGAAGAAGCTTTAAAAATAAGTAGTGCTACCAGGGTAATTACTCACCATCCTAGCGATTTGAACAATGATCATCAAATTACATCGTTATGTTGCCAAGAAGCTGCCAGATTGTCCATGCGCATGACTGCCAATGTTCCGCATATTGAGCTTATTGCGTTTATGGAAGTGCCTTCTTCGACTGACTGGATGCTTAATCATAGTATAGAAGCTTTTCTTCCTAACACATTCATAGAAGTAGGGGAAAAACTGATTCTAAAGAAAATAGAAGCTTTAGGTAAGTATAAAAATGTTATGCGTCCATTTCCTCATCCGAGGAGCGCAAATGTTCTTGAGGGGCTTGCGGCATATCGTGGAGGTCAGTCTGGATGCAATTATGCAGAAGCTTTTCAAGTAGTGTTTAGGAGAGAATTATAATGAAAAAAATCGAATTATGCAAAATGAGAGCTGGAGATATAAAAACAGAATTTGGTAATCCCAGGAAGATTTCAAAGGGTAAACTTCAGGATTTAGAAAAAAGTCTTGAAAACTATGGAGATTTTGGGATTTTTCTTATTGATGAACAAGACAATGTTATTTCCGGAAACCAAAGGTTAAAAGCAATTTTGGCTAAATTCGGTCCTGATACAATTCTTGATTGTAAAAGGTTAATAGGCTATACAAAGGCAGAACTTAGAGCAATAAATGTTAAGTGTAACGTGCATAATGGTGAATGGGATCTGGATATGCTTGCTGATTGGAGCATAGATGCTGCCGACATTGATTTAAGCAAGCTTGAAGATGAAGAAGACCCAGGGAAACGTGAGATACCGGAAATGGAGCTTATTCATTACGAAAAGTACGATTATGTTATGATTTGCTGCAACAGTGAGCTTGATTACAACGACCTCGTAAGAAAGTTGGGTATTGAAGGGAAAAAAGTTAGTGTATCAAAGAGAAAAATTAATGCACGTGCAATTTGGTATCATCAGATGAAAGCAGTTATTGTTCCTGAAGAAGAATACGAAAGGCTGAAGGAGCTTGCATATGGAAAAGGTAAGTAAAGTTTTTTCAGGGCACCAACCAAATTTCCTACCGTATATGGGTTTTTTCTATAAAATGATGAAATCGGATGTTTTTGTGCTTGACGATGATGTGCAGTATTCTAATGATGCATTTCACAATATGAATTTCCTAAAGCTGAACGGAGAAAAATGCAAAATCATAGTTCCGGTAAGTTATTCATATGGAGATGCTATTAACAAGGTTAAGATAGCTTATGTTAAGAATTGGGACAAGAAACTGCTCAAAAGCATTAGAATGAACTATGCTAGAGCGGAATATGTTGATGTTGGCTATGAATTGATTGAGAGGCATCTAAATAAACGATATGAATATCTTGCAGATATGAATATTGCTTTGCTCAAAGAGATAGCTGAAAGGTTTGGTATAAGCACAAAATTGCTAATAGCAAGTATAGATGTTCCTACAGAATTGAAAAATAATCAGCGCAATATATACCAATGTTTAAAGCTTGGTTGTGATGTTTATTATTCCGGTATAGGCGGTAAGGCCTATAACGATGAAATCAGCTATAATGAAAATGGCATAGAAATAATTTATACCGATTATAGTCCTTCTGTTTATAAGCAGATTGGTAAATGTTTTATTGAAAATTTGTCAGTGCTTGATTACATATGCAACAATGGTTTTAACTTGCCGGAAGGGTGGCATAAAAATGGATAGAAGCATTTTAGGAATTTATGTTCCAAGTTACAATAGAGCAGATACTACGAACACCTTCAAATGGCTCGAAAGATGCACTTATGTAGTAAGAAAATCTCAAGAAGAACAGTATAGAGCAAGAGGGATTGAAAGTATTTGGGCTGTAGAAGATAGCGAAATAGATAATCTTTGCAAGGTAAGCAATTATATTGTCGAGCATTCTCCTGAAAAAATCATCTTCACAATAGATGATGATGTTGATGGCTTTGTTTATCGCCTGGAAGATATGGAGCCTATAACAGACAAGGAAGTCATTATGGCTGAGATTGAACGAATTGCTCAAATCATGCTTGATCTAAATATAGGATTTGGTGCAGAAGATGCATCGATAGCCCCATGGAACTATGATGCTGAATTCTGCTTCAAAGGTACAACAGGAGCAATGCGATGGTTTAATAAGAATGCTTATAAATCAAGATTTAGGGAAGAAGTTTATCATAACTGTGATTTGGATGTAATGCTACATGAACTTCTAGTAAACAGAATTACTTTAAAGCCAAAGTATTTTATGGTAAAGGCAGGAACAGACACTAACAAAGGCGGCAATTCCTCCAAAACAAGGCAAGCGCAGATTGATTGTGTACAGGAGATGAAATTGAGGTGGGGAAAATATTTTGACTACAATTTCAATAACAATAAGCCTAGAATTAATGTGAAAAGGTAATTAACTTGTAGTATGTAATTAAATGTTCATAAACTTGACATTAGAATGGTATATGTTACGATATAGTAAAGAGTATAACAGGGAGGTTAGGTAACATGAATTATTTAGTTACTAACAATGGCTACAACATGTTTGATATGATGAGCATGATGCAAAAAGCTATCAGGCGTGGAATTTTTGAGTATGCTGGTTTCGCAGCCAATGAGCTTCAGGACAAGTTTCGTTCTGCAATGTGGAACAGAATATTGGTTATTTCGTCAGAAGATTGCTATGGTGTAATAACTAAGGAGCTTGTCGAGCTTAGAAAAAGAGACGAGCGAGAAAAAGACAGTAAGTTGATAAGTGCAGCTATTGCATTATTGTGTAAGTCTTTGAAGAGCAGAGATGCCTGCTATTTTGCATGTAATTTCATTTTGGCTTCAAGAAATCCAAGGAAAATAAAAGTAAAAGAAGATGAAGTATCTTCGCTTTATAAAAGACTGAATGCTAATGAAAAGCCTGTAGAGTTTGACTTGTTTGGCTTTGCTCAAGGAAATGATGATTATTTGGATGCAGAAATAAGCGAAAAATTTTCTCGAGGCGTTGAATTGCAAAAAGCTATTAAGCATATTGATATGGATATGATAGGCTATACGATTGATTTACTCAGAAGAACAGACAGAGCTTTTTTGTGGAATGTTATGTTAGATTATGCAAAAGAACAAGCATCTGTGATTTATGAAGAAATCTACAATCTTAAAATTGCCGATGATTATGTGAATGCTAGGAAGCCTAATCTACAGAAAGACGAAATATTTATCAGCAAAGCTGCAATACTTTTGTGCTATTGTGAGGATGAGGAGTTTTTTGAACTTGCTTCAAGCGATATTGTTTGCCTTGCTAAAAAAATTGATTGGAATAATATAAGGATAAAAGATGTAAAGACTTGTGTGTTAGAAAATGGTGAGATTCCTATATGGGTTTTTGACTGCCATACCATTAAAGGCAAGAAAATGGGAAAAACCGATTGGGATATGACCACTGATGAGCAAGCTGCACTGTTTCCTTTGAGAACGGCTTACTTTGATGAAGCAAGTTGTATTTACACCTATGAGCAGGATTTCGATAACGGTGATATTTCTGAAAAAGGGATACAGCCTATAAGAGAATATGCAAAAACTCATCCTGCAAATCCTGTTGAATTTATACCATATGAGTAAATAAAGATTTTATGTCAGCCTGTCGCTTTTTGCGGCAGGCTTTTTAGTTAGAGGTGGTGATATGGCTGGAAGAAAAGAGAATCTAAAACCGATTACAACCGTGGAGCAAGCGAGAGAAATGGGTAGGAGGGGCGGTATAAAGTCTGCTGAAGTTAAAAGAAAAAAGAAAAGCATGATGGAAACTGCTAAAATGCTTATGTCGATGCAGACGGAGAATAAGTCTATAAAACAGAACCTTGAATCTTTGGGAGTAAAAGATAAGGATGATCAAACCTATCAGACAGCAATCATAGCTAGAATGATTCAAAAGGCATTAGTTGATGGTGACACCAACGCTGCAAAGTTTTTGGCTGAAATAACCGGGGAAGTAGGGAATAAAGGATTTCTCAATCTTGCTGACGACCCGGAAGCTAATGAAACCATTGATATGTATAAGAGCGTCTATATTCCTAACAATGGGCGTAATGGATATGAAACTGATTATTTAACTCCGCAGCCTGGACCGCAGACGATGTTTATGTGTTCGCCTGCGGATATTGTTATTTATGGCGGAGCTGCTGGCGGAGGGAAAACGTTTGCATTGTTAATGGAAGGTTTAAGACATAAGAATGTTGTTGGATTTAGTGGAGTTATTTTCCGCAAAAATTATACTCAAATTACAGCTTCAGGTGGTTTGTGGGATGCTGCTCAAAAGATTTATGGACTTGTACAGGGAGCTAACGCCAAAAAGACACCTAAACTACATTGGTATTTCACACCTAGTAATGCAAGGATAAATTTTGCTCATCTTGAAAGAGATGAAGATTTAATGAGCTGGCAAGGTACAGAAATCTGCTATCTTGCTTTTGATGAGCTGACGCATTTTAGCCGACACCAATTTTTGTATATGCTTTCTCGTAACCGTTCAACGTGCGGTATTCGTCCTTATGTAAGAGCAACGTGCAACCCGGACAGCGATAGTTGGGTAGCTGATTTTATTTCTTGGTGGATAAATCAAGATACAGGCTATCCAATATACGAGCGTAGCGGTGTTGTACGCTATATGTGTGTATTGAATGATACGATTTATTGGGGAAGTAATCCGCATGAACTCGCAAAGGAACACGGCGTAAATGTTGAAGAATGCAAGTCGGTTACGTTTATAGCGTCTAAACTGACAGACAATAAGGTTTTAATGGCTAAAGACCCTTCGTATATGGCCAACCTTAAAGCGTTGGCAGAGATTGACAAGGAACGTCTTTTATATGGCAACTGGAAAATCCGTCCTGCTGCTGGTATGTACTTTAAAACAGAAAACTTTACTTTTGTTGATGCTGTACCGAAAAATATCGTTGCTTATGCACGTTCTTGGGACTTGGCAGCAACAGAGCCTACGCCGCTTAACCCGGACCCGGACGCAACAGCAGGCGTGTTAATGGGACTGCTTGACGATGGCAGAGTAATCGTTCTTGATGTAAAGCGCAAGCAGATAAAGGCAAATGACGCTAGGAATCTTCTGCGTAACATGGCAGCGATAGACCAGGGCAAATACAAATTCGTACAAATCACGATACCGCAAGACCCAGGACAGGCAGGCAAGGCGCAAGCTCAAAGTCTTGTATCAATGCTTGCAGGATATTCGGTAGAGATTGTATCGCCGACAGGCAGCAAAGAGGTTCGTGCTACTCCATTTGCTTCACAGGTGCAGGCAGGAAACGTCCTTATCCTTAAATGTGAATGGAATGATATGTATCTGTCAGAACTTGAATCGTTCCCGGAAAGCAAGCATGATGATATGGTGGATGCGTCAAGTGATGCGTTTAACAAGCTCATGAACTCCCGCAGCTGGGGCGGCTTAACGAGCTAGGAGGAATAATGGTAAAAAGAAAAGATAATTCAATTCGTGCAGACAGCGGATTTAAAGATGCTTTTATTGCACGTAAAGCTCGCAATTATGAAGGTCTGTTAAATGAGCGAAAACTCACAGACCAGGCTTTAGCTACAATGTACAGAAATGCTCTTGTGCGTAGAATTGTTACAATGGCTGCCGATGATGCTATGAAGAATTTTATAGAAATCGAAGGCGATTCTGACGATTGTATCTTGCAGGAGCTTGAAACGCTGTTTGTGCAGGAAAAGCTTACAGAGGCTTTATATTGGGACAGACTGTTCGGTATGTCTTGTGCTCTTATCCTTGCTGACGATGGGCAGGAATTAAGCGAGCCTATTAATATCAACCGTTTGCGCAGGATTAACGGATTAGAAGTTTTTGACAAGCGAGATATTTACCCGGATACCACCTCAATTTATCTTGATACAGATATTCGAGATGTAAATTTTGGCAAGCCTGAGTTTTACATGATTTCGCCACCGAACGGAAATCAGTTTAAGGTACATCGAAGCAGACTGCTGATTTTTGACGGCGAAATGCTGCCGAAGATAGAGCGCATTGCTAATAACGGTGCTGGCTTATCCTGCCTGGATGGTGTTCCGGCTGCGCTAAACCGTGTAAAAACTGCAATGAATAAAACAATCGACATAATGGACAAGGTTAGCACGTCACTGTTAAAGCTCGAAGGCTTAAGCAATTTACTGACAAGAGAGGACGGCACGCAAGCAGTTATTCGGCGTTTAGAGCTGATAGACTACTCACGCAGAATAAATGGCAGCGTAGCCGTTGACAAGGAAGATGAATACGGCATTTTCAACATTCCGCTTACAGGCTTGACGGATATTATTCAAGAGTTTGAGCAAGCTTTATGTGCTGTTACAAGCTATCCTTTTACTGTATTGTTTGGGCGTTCTCCGGCTGGCATGAACAGCACAGGCAAGAGCGACTTGCAGATTTACTATGATAACGTCAGACGTATTCAACGCAGGAAGATTCGTCCTGCATTAGAGTATCTTGTAAGACTTATCCAGCTTGCAAAAGAAGGACCTACCAACGGCAAGGAGCTTGAAAAGTGGAGCATTAAATTTAAGGCAATCGAACCACTGAATGATCTGGAACAAGCCAACGTCGACAAGACGCAGGCAGAAGTAAGAGCTGCCGTTGTTAAGCTTGTTTTTGACCTAGTTGATAATCAACTGTTAGACGCAACACAAGCACGCCAATACCTTAAAGAGCGTGGCGATATTCCAGTTACAGAAAGTGAGCTGGATTTAGATGATGAAGAAACAGAAGAAATCAATACGTTACCTTAAAGTAAAGAAGCGTCCAAAATATCCAAAGAATTTTGAACGTGATTATTATCGTGTCCTCAGAGCCGTTGTAAGACGTTTAAAAAGTGCCACGAATAACAATATACCGATGCTGACATATTCGCTGCGTCAGGACGATGACAGCACCGTTACAGATGCTTTCGTTCAGGCGATACTTTTAGAGCTTTTAAAGAGCATGACTGTTGAGGAAGCTATAAGCGAATTAGAGCTTATTCTTGCTGGCGTGTCCAGCGTTGTCGATGCTAATGTTATCAGTGCCTTTGCGGAAGCAGTCAGCGTTGATGTGTTTTTAAATGATTCGGTTTTACTTGATACAGTAAAAGCGGAATGGAAAGCGCAGCAAGGCAGGCTTGTGGACAGCATAGTCAATACCTACATCGAAAAGCTACAAATCATTGTAAGCAATGCTGTTCAGCGTGGTACTGCCATGAGCGAAGTTGAAGAAGAAATCAAGGTACTGCTTAACACTACCGACAAGCGAGCAAAATTTATTGCAAGGAATGAGGTAGGCAATCTGAACGGCATTATAACGATGAGAAGGCAGGTTGATTGCGGTATAAGCGTGTATCAATGGTCATCGTCACATGATGAACGTGTCAGACCTTCTCATGCTGAAATGGATGGGAAATACTTCTATTGGAACAGCGATAAGATGGGCGAGATTAACGGCATAAAGGTTTATCCTTCTCCGAAATATCATCCGTGTATGGATTATAACTGCCGCTGCGTAGCATTACCTGTTATTGACCTGGAGCAATGGAACATGACAACAGCAGTTCCAATGGGTAGGGTTGATGTAAAGAAAAGCAAAGAATTAAGCTAGAAGGCGTATGCGAGAAATTGCATATGCTTTTTATATACCCCAAAATAAGGAGGTGAATTTTTTGGGAAGTGTACAACGATATGAACGCATTGATTCATGGATGTTTGTTAGCGGCGCAGTTACGGACGCTGACGGCTTCTTGCGTGATTCTCCAATCGTGGCACGTACTGGCATCTATATCTACCAACAGCCAGACGGGACTATTAGAAGAGAATACAGACCGCCGGAGGAAGTGTTTGACACTGACAGCGAAGCAAGTTTTGTCGGCAAGCCTATTGTGGTAGGACATCCTGCCAGCGGCATTGTAAACAGTGATACCGCACAAGATTTAGCCATTGGCACGATTTTGTCCAGCGGTTATCCGAAGGACGAAACAAATATTGCCTGTGACATTGTTATCCATAATCCTTCTGCCATCGGCGAAAAGCGTGGCTTGTCTTTAGGCTACAGAGTGGATCTTGAAGAAACGCCAGGCACTACACCGGACGGACAGCAATATGATGCTATCCAGCGTAACATTCGTATCAATCATTTAGCCGTTGTTGATAGGGCACGTGCCGGAGCAAAAGCACGGCTTAATCTTGACGGTGACGAAATTATCGAAGGAGTAGAAACGAAAATGAAAATTAAAATTGATTCTGTTGATTTTGAAGTTGACGAAAAAATTGCCAACTACGTCAACTCTTTGCAAAGCAAAGAAGAAAACGCTCGTGTAAAGCTTGATACTGCTAATACTGAGCTTAAAACTGTAAAAGAGCAAAATACCACTCTTAAAGCTGATGCTGACGCTTTGAAAGCTAAAGCTGATGCAATGACCGCAGAACGTGATGCTTTGAAAGCTAAAGTTGATGCTGCTGACGCTGAAAAAGAGAAAGCTGTAAAAGAGGCTGTTGAAGCTGTAAAGGCTGATATGCAGGAACGTGCGGAGCTGGAAGAAACCGCTAAAATTGCTAAGGTTGAAAAAACCGATGGCTTGACCAACGCTGAGTTAAAAGAAGGCATTGTCAAAGCTGCATTTGGTGAAAGCTTTAAACTTGACGGTGTATCCGAAGCTTATATTAACGGAGCATATTCTGCTGCTAAAGAGATGCTTCGCAATGATAACGCAAAAAATCAAGCCGCAAAAGCTAAAGGCGGTGCTGAAAAGCAAGAAACTAAGAATGATTCTGCTAACGATGCACGTAGCCGCATGATTGCACGTATGCGTGGCGAAGAATAAAGAAAGAGGTGAATACAATGGCAATTACTAATTATGCATTAACCATGGACAAAGCTTTTGCAGGTGCGCTGTATGATTTGTCCTCTCATACTGTAGATTCCTTTGCTGTTGAAGAAGCTGACGGTATTGGTGCTGCTTGCGCCGTTATCCGTGGTACTGACGCAGAGCATCAGGTGAAATCTCCGTCCGCATCTGGTGACGGTGCGAAAGTTATCGGCGTTACTCTGCATACCCATATTGAGCCGCCTGAAGCTGGCAAAAAGTATTATCCGCAAAACTACACTGTTCCTGTTGTAACTAAAGGTCGTGTATGGGTAACTACCGGAGGTGCTGTTAACGCAGGTGATGAAGCGCATCTGAAGCTTGCTGACGGCACTTTCGTAAAAGATGCTGTTGCTGCTGGCACTATCGAAGCTCTTGGCTGCGGTGCTAAATTTATTACTTCCTGCGACAAAGCAGGCTTGGCAGTTATCGAAATTGGTTGATTAGAAAAGACGAGGTGAAATAGTAATGACTCAAATGCACTATGATGAATTAGACCTGAATGTTATTGAGCGTTGTGACGGCTTGCGCAAAGACGCAGGCGATACTATTTTTGTCGCAAAAGAACTCGAAGCTGTAAAGGCAAAAACCTATGACCAGAAATTCGCAAATCTGAATGCGCTGAAACTGTTTGATATGTCCTCTGACGTTGACCCCGGCGCTGACACTATCAGCTATCAGTCCTTGGGTTCTGTCGGCATGGCAAAGACTATCGCCAACTATGCAACTGACTTTACTCGTGTAGATGTACTGGCTGAAGAACACATTGCTAAAGTTATTGCTGGCGGTGCAGCATATGGCTATACCATGCAGGACTTGCGCCGTGCCGCTATGGCAAGAAAACCGCTGACTGCTCGCAAGGCTATTGCTGTTCGCCGTGCTCTCGACGAATATATTAACCGCATTGCTTTTCATGGTGATGCTAAATATGGCGTTGTTGGTATCCTGGATAATCCGAACATTGGCAACTATACCGTTCCCGGTGACGGCTCCGGTTCTTCTACTAAATTCAAAGACAAAACCGCTGTTCAGATTCTGCGTGATATGAACGGCATTATTAATTCTGTTAGCAAGCAGACTAATGACGTAGAAAATCCGAATACTCTCGTACTGCCGCCGGATCAATACAACTACATTGCTTCCACCCCTTATTCTGATGTGGTTGCAGATTCCATCCTGTCTGTGTTCAAACGCAATAACCCGGATGTAACCGTACTGAAAGCCAATGAGCTGGCTGGCGCAGGTGTAGGCGGCTTGGATATGATGATTGCATACGTTAAGGATGCAGACCACCAAACCCTGGAAGTTCCGCTGCCGTTCACTCAGCACACTATTCAGCAAAAAGGCTTGGAATTTGAAGTTCCTTGTGAGGTTCGTACCGCTGGCGTGTTGATTTACTATCCGCTGTCCATGAACAAGGCTTCTGGCATCTAATCTGACTATATACTGCCCTTTCGCATGAGAGGGCATTTTCTTTTTTAGGAGGAAAGTGAATGAAAGTTAAAAACATCTCTAAAGCTGTAATTAATATCGACGGTAAATATATTATGCCGGATCAGTGCGGCATCGTTGGTGATGAATGGGGCGAAAACATTATCGTAAAAGCCTACATCAAAGAACAAATGATTACTGTTGAGAAAGGCAATGCTAAAGAAGCAAATGTTGATGATATGGCAGCAGACCTTGCAGGACTTTCCGCTGAATCCAGCAAGCGTTCTTTGACTGCTTTCGCTAAGAAATATAGCATTAATGTAGAGGGTGCAGAAACCGCAGAAGATATTTATTCCGTTATTTTTGCTTTTGTAAACATGGCAAAGAAAAATGTTAACGGAAACTAAAGATAAAATAAAGCAAGCTTTTTCTGTTATCTGCCCCGAACTGATTCTTACTGATGAAGAATTAGAAGTCTACATTAATCTTGTTTCGCCTATGTTGTCAGAAAGTGTTTTTGGCAATATGTATATAACAGCATTCGTTTATCTTATGGCGCATCACGTTGTCCTGCGTCAGCTTATTGCGCAGTATGGAGAAAACGGTTCATCTGATGTTGGTATCACAGGCTCTGTAACGTCTGAAAAAGAAGGTGACTTGCAACGTTCATATGGTGACAAGTCAGCTTCTTTCGATATGTTGGACAAGACGTACTATGGCATTGAATTTAAACGTCTGCGCTCTATGTGCGTTGTTCCGATAGTAACAAGATTGGATAATGCGTTATGAGTAGAGTAGAGGATAAAGATTTAGGTTTAAATCGTATCATACGAACGCTAAACAAAGACCTTGACGGCGTTGTGGTTAAGGTTGGTGTACAAGCTAAAGACAAAGCTGTACGGCGAGGGAAAGGCGGAAGCATTCGCAACACTGACCAGCCGTTGGCTGTTATTGCAGCGATACATGAATTTGGACTGGACGATATGCCCCAACGCTCTTTCCTGCGTTCTGCGTATGATGAAAATCTGCCTATGATTGACAAAATGATTCAACGTGTTGCCAATGGTGCTGTATTTGGACTAGGAACAAACGCTGCTCTTAATCAGTTAGGCAATGTTGTACAAGGTATGGTTCAAAGAAAAATCGTCGACGGACCGTTTGTCCCGAACTCTCCTGCTACAATAAAGCGCAAGAAAAGTTCTAAACCATTAATTGATACCGGGCATCTGCGACAATCAATTCGCTATGTCATTGAAAGAAAAGGTGCTGATCATGAGTAGTTTTAGAAAGCTGATAACTGTCCTGCGTTACAACGGCAGTCCTGAACTGCTTGCCAACGGAACCTATATGTATCCTACACCACAAGAGTTTAAAGTGTTAGCCAGTGTGCAGCCGCTTAAAGCTAATGAAATGATGTTACTTCCTGAAGGTAGCAGGACTGCTAGAGCGGTAAAAGTATATACCGACAAGGAACTTTATGTTGATGACCAACGAACAAATACAATGGCTGACCGCTTTAAATGGCGTGGAAAGCTTTTTGAAGTGGTTGCCAGCGATATTTTTCAAAGTGATGTTATTAACCATTACCGTGCATATGCAGTAGAGGTGAGCGAATTTTGAAAGAAGCTAATACTCGTACTGACGTACTGAATTTTTTTATTTCGGTATTACAAAAAATATATTATCCGATTCCAATTCGCAGAGCAAAAATGAAACCTCCGGCTGTAAATGAATTAAACATCGTCGTTGATCTTCTGGCTGAACGCAGTATAGGGAACGAGGTTGTTTTTTTATCTGAAACAGCACAGTACAGCAATGCTGGTATCATTGAAGCGACGTTAAACATACAAGCTATCGGCGATGGTGCTGTTGAACTTCTGTCAAAGCTTAAACTTTATCTCGAAATGCCGGATATGATTAACTTGTATGATTCTGTAAATGTGGCTATAAACAGTGTCGAGCAAGTGCAAGACATCACAACTTCGTTGGATGGCAGGACGTGGCAGGAACGAGCGTCGGTTGATTTGACTGTTTCGTACTGCCGTGAGCTGCTTATCCAGGGTGCAGAATGGTTTAACAAATTAGAAATAAACGGCACTACGAATAACGGCAAGGATAACAACGAACATCCTGCTGACGGCGATACGATTGTAAAAGTTGAAATCATGGGAGAATTAGAAAATTAAGGAGATGAAAATATGGCAAATATCGACAGATTAGTCAATGTGCAGATTGCTTTGAATACTACAGGTATTTCATCCAATGGCTTTAATACACTGATGATTGTATCTGCACATGAGCACGCTGCTCCGGCGTATGTATTGACCATTACGGACGCTGACCAGCTTTTAGATTTAGGTTGGAACGCTGAGGATGCTGTGTATAAAGCTGCATTACAGGCTTTTAGCCAGATTCCGCATTATGAGAAAGTCAAAATCGGTAGAATGAACTCTGATAGCTCCGCTGCTGATAACATGAATAAGATTTGTGCTGTTGACAACGATTGGTATGGCTTGTGCTATGTTGACCGTACATCTGCAAAAATCATGGAAATGGCAGAATGGGTTGAAGCTCATACAAAGCTGTACGGTACATCTGTTGCTGAAGCCGATGCGTTGCAAGCTGGCGTTGCAACAGATACAGGCAGTAAGCTGAAAGCGAAAAATTATTATCGCACTTTTGTTTTTTATCATAAGGAAGCAGAAAAGGAATTTCCTGAAGCAGCTGTAATGTCCAGATGCTTTACTGTATATCCCGGCGGTGAAACCTGGGCCAACAAGAAACTTTCCGGCATTTCAAATGATGATTTAACCGAAACAGAATATCTTGCATTGACTGCCAAAAACTACAATACCTTTGAAAACTTCTCGGAGAACGTCAGCATTACTCAAAACGGCAAGACTTGTGCAGGTGAATGGATTGATGTTATCCGTTTCCGTGACTGGCTTGTCGAAACCATTAAAACAGAAGAATTTGCAATGCTTATTAATCGTGAGAAATTGCCGTACACTGATGCTGGCATTGCGCTTGTCGAAGGTGTGCTGAATAAAGTTCTGAAGCTTGGTCAAGACCGTGGCGGTATCGCTCCGACTGAATACGATGATGATGGTAACAGAAATCTTGGCTACACTATTACAGTTCCTAAAGCTGCTAATATTAGCGCAAACAAGAAAGCACAAAGAGTTCTTGACGATGTAAGGTTTACCGCACGTCTTGCAGGTGCTATCCATGCTGTTAACATTAATGGTTCTTTGACTTATGAGAACCTTATTCAAAAGGCTTAAAGGAGGACAATTAAATGGCAAGAGTTAAAACATACGACCCGAAGAAAGTTAAGGTGCTGTTCGGCTCGCTTATCTTGACTGGCGTTGATGAAGGCACTTTTATTAATGTTGAAACGCAAGGTGACGGAATTTCCGCTATTGTCGGCTGTGACCAGGAAATTGTCCGCAGTATTGACCCGTCCTCTGTCTTAAAGCAAGTTACTGTTACTCTGTTGCAGTCCAGCTCCAGCAATGCAGCGTTAAGCTTGATTCAAGATGCAGACAATCAAAATGGTGCAGGCTTGTTGCCGTTGGTTATTAAGGATTTAAGCGGTGACAGCGTTATGGTTAGCGATCAGGCATGGATTGTTAAGAAGCCTAACTTTCAGCGTGGCAAATCTGCTTCTGACGGAAAATGTGAATGGGTATTCATGGCTGTTGTTCCCGACGAAGCATTTTTAGTTGGCGGTCATAGCTAAGGAGTAGAAAATGAGACAGGCAAAATTTGAAGTAAAGAACAGGAAAATCGGTGCGAATACCTTTTATGTTCGTGCTTTTCCTCCGTTGCAAGGCTTGAAACTGTATGGTGACTTACAGAAAGCTATTACTGCTGCTTTAAAAGGCGGTTTAACATCTAACGGTGAAACGGAAAATATGAAAGAAGCATTATTAGGTGCTCAAATCAATATCGGTGCCATTCTTGCGCAGTTGGGCGAAAGCTTTAATGGCGAAGTGCTGGCACAGTTCTCTGAACGTCTGCTTGATGCTGAATACATCAGTGTTAAAATCAAGGGCGAAGAAGAAGCTGTTATGCTGACAGAAGATGTTATCAATGAGCTTTTTACTGGTAAGCTTGTTGAACTGCTTAAGCTTGAAAAATTTATTATTGAGGTAAATTTCGGAGATTTTTTCGCTTTAATTCCCAACCTCTCTGGAGTCCGCGAGATGTTGGTGAGCAAGTAGAAATTCCCGGCACCTTATCGCCAACACTAACCGCTGAATCTTTTATTTGGCGGCCAGTGTTGGCTAAGGTAGTTACTGTTACAGAAATAAAAGAAGGCACTGTAACTTTAGGCGATTTGTGCAAAATAAACGCTCTGCTTGATATGCAGAGTGATGTACAAAGATATTATCTTGACCACCCTAAAAAGAAAGGAGCTGATACGCCGTGGATGTAAGAAGTTTAGCTATTGCGATTGGCTTCAAAGTAAATAACTCAAATGTTAAGCAAGTAGAGCAGACAACCAAAAAAGTTAAAACAGGACTTGAACGTGTTGGCGATTCTGCTGATAAAGCTGGCAATAAAGTAGATAGTTTATTTTCTAAGCTAAGCGGTCTGGCTATGTTTGCTGGCGTTTCACTAACTCTTGGAAGCATCGTTAAAACGATTGACGAATGGAAGGTTATTGAAGGTCAGGTAAACAACGTAACCAAAAGCCAGCAGGAATCAAAAGCTGTTCAAAAAGAGATTTACAATATTGCAAGCCGTACTCGTCAGCAATATAAATCCACGGCTGAGCTTTATACATCTGTTGCACGTAATGCGCAGGAGCTGAAGAAAAGCACTAAAGACATTTTGCTGTTCACCGAAGATGTTTCAAACGCAATGTTGCTTGGTGGCGGTGATGCTTCATCTCAGCAAGCTGCGTTGGTACAGTTAGGTCAGGCTTTGGGTTCCGGCACGTTGCGTGGTGATGAATTAAACTCCATTATGGAGCAAGCTCCTAGACTTGCAAAAGCTATTGCCGAAGGTATGGGCACTACAATCGGACAGTTAAGACAGATGGGCAGCGAAGGCAAATTAACTGCACAAGATGTTTTTAATGCTATTCGTGGGCAATCTGACCGTTTAAAAATGGAGTTAGGTAAAATGCCTTGGACTGTTGGACAGGCAACCAACAAAATGCAAAATGCGATTGGAAAATTTTTCAAAGAATTTGAGGACAAGACGGGCATTATTGACGGCATAGCGAAACGCATGGCAAAATTTGCAGACTACATCGAGAATATTAATCTTGATAACTTTATTTCCGGTCTGCAAATTGCAGCGATTTATGCAGGCATTCTTTTTGGCATGGCAAAATGGAGCAGTTTTGTGATGATGATTGGAACTGCCGTGAAGTGGATTGTCGCTATGCGAGATGCTTTAATCTTGGCAACCGGGGCGCAAATAGCATTTAACAGTCAGACACGAAGGGGAGCGGCTATGCAAATGCTGTTAATGGGTAAATTCCTTTTGATTGCAGCTGCGATTGCTCTTGTTGTTTTGCTTATACAGGATTTTTACAAGTGGGTAACTGACCCGAAGGCAGATACAATGATGAAACGCTGGTTTGGAGATTTTGAGCCTATAAAAAATAAATTCATTAACTTTAAAGATAGCGTTATTCAATGGTTTAGTGATATTGGAACAGCTATCGCTTTTGTGCCAAAGCTTATTTATGAGTTATTTAAATTAGCGTTTGAAGGCATTTGGAATTTAACTTCTTGGCTGTGGGAAGGAATAGGCAATGCTTTTGTTTCCGGTCTTGCTGCGATAGGCTATGTTATCGCCGGAGTGATTATGCTGTTTGTTAACGCTTTCAGGTTTATACAAGACAGCTTAACAGTATTGGCTACGTTTTTTGCCGATACAATAAATTCGGGATGGCAGCTAATAACTGGCTTTTTTGACAACATGATTAAGTGGGTAAAAGACGCTATTAAGTGGGTTGACCAATTAATCAGCAAGTTAAACATCATGCAAAGCGTAAAAGATTTTGTGAACAACAATATCATTAATCCTATTTCAGATTTTGGCAGCACTGCCGTAAACCGCTTGTTAGGTAATCCGACTACTACGAACACTTCTTCTAACATTTCCAATAGCGGCAATACGACGAATTACATTCAAGTTACAACTGCCAGCACTTCCCCGGAAGCTACAGCAACTGCGGTAGGCAATGTTGTTAGTCGCAATAACGGCTGGCCAGTTGCTAACTACTTTCCTTTAAGCGAGGCGGAGTAATATGCTTGCAGATATTTTAGGTTACAACATTAAAAATCCTACGCAAGTTGGTTCTTTAAAGGTTGATATAGTAAAATCTTTTGAATACACCTACGATCAAGATGTAACAGGGCACCCGGTAGAAACAGGTTTTGAAATTGCTGACCATATTATTAACAAGCCTTTAAAGCTGACAATGACTGTCGGCATTTCGTCTGCTCCGGTAACGTGGTTCTATAAGAATGGGTGGGGAGAAAAGAAATTTGCTAACGGTTTGCAGCTTTTAGAGGAAATCAGAGATAAGAAAGAGCCTGTAACAATCATTCGTCCTGAAAAGAAGTATGACAACATGGTTATGACATCTTGCCGGGTGAGCAAGCCGGATTCGTCAAAAAGCATTATTTATGTTGACTTATCTTTTCAGCAGATTGTTAAGGTAACAACGCAGACAACAACGATACCGGAGAATGTTGTTACTGCATCGCAAGAGGAAAATGCAGGAGAAACTGCAGCAAACGCAGGCGCAGCAAAAACATCTTCTGTTGACGTTGGCGGAGGTTCTGTTAACATTCCTGACAGTAATGTTTCTGGTGGTATTAGTGATTCTCTAGGAAGTGAAACCTCAACAAATAAAAGCTGGCTTGCTGGCGGAGTAGATAATATTAAAAGCGGATTAGGCTTGCTGTTTTAGGAGGTAACATGATTACGATTAATTTTGCTGATGGCAATGATGTTGTTTTTAGCGTTCCTTTTGACGGCAAGAAATATAAAGTAAGAATGTGCTGGAACCATGAAGGGCAATTTTGGGCATTGCACCTTTGGGACGCTAACAACAATGTAATTCTTGCAAACGCTTGCGTTGTGCCGAAATTTCCCTTGCTAATGAACCATCACAAAAGTAATGCTCCAAGGGGAGAATTACTTGTCTTAACGGACAAAGAAAGTGTAGGCAGAGATGATTTTCAAAACGGAGCAGCAACGCTCGTGTATTGTACAGAAGATGAATTTTATGGAGGTTAACCATGGCACAGTTTGACCGCATTTATAAAATTACTCTAGGCGTACAAGGTTCGGACGGTGTTGTCATTGAAGCAAAGGCGAAAGAGCAAGGATTAGAGATTGAGTTTGACATTGCAAAAAGTCTTGCTAAGCAAAGCAATTCCTGCTCACTGAAAATTTATAACTTGTCAAAAGCGACAGCCGATAAATTGGAAAGAGCAGATACAATCTGCATCCTTGAAGTGGGGTACAGCGAGGACGCTGGATTAAAAAGAATTTTCATCGGCTGGGTAACCGACTGCTATTCCTATATGAGCGGTTCTGACAAGGTTACGGAGATGAAGCTTTATGATGGGCACGTTGCTATTCGTGATAGTATCGTGTCCTTGTCTTATGCTAAAGATGTTAGCAGGAAGAAAGCTATCGACGATGTTGCAGCAGATATGGGACTTGTAGTAACGTATGCTGATGATTGTGAGTTTACGACTTTTGCGAATGGGTTTTCTTTTGTTGGGGCAGGACGTGAGTGCCTTGATAAGGTTTGTGCTGGCACTGATTTAGAATGGAGTATTCAAAACAATACCTTGCAGATTATTAAGCAAGGCGGCAACACCAATGTGCAGGCTATAAAGCTTACTCCTGAAAGCGGATTAATTGGTTTTGTTGAAAAACTTCTTAAAGGTCCAACAAAAGCGGCAAAGCAAAAAACAAGTAAAAAGACTACCCAACCTAAAAGGGATAAAAAAGCAGGCTGGAATGTTAAATGCCTTTTGCAGCCTGTATTAAATCCGGGAGATTTGGTTTACATTGATTCGCAGGAAATAAAAGGGTGGTTCAAAATAGAAAGCTTAAAGCATAACGGCTCGTATAGCGGACAGAATTGGTATACGGAGCTTGAAGTGTATGAGATTGTACCGAAGGAGTGATTAGATATGAGCCTTGATGCAACAGCAGATACGCTTGAAGGATTGGAAAACCTTATGCAGCAAAAAATAGGCAATATTCATACCTGCTTGCCTGGTACAATTCTGTCATTTGATGCTTCTACCTGCCTTGCCAGTGTGAAGTCAACGCTAAAGAAATACACAGCAGATGATAGGGTGCTTGAATATCCTGTTATTGACGGCGTTCCTGTTTTTATGCCACACGCAGGAGCTGCACAGATTACTTATCCTGTAAAGCCTGGCGATAGTTGCTTAATTGTTTTTTCAGAACGCAGCATTGATGAATGGATTGGTGCTGGAACCGATGATAACCATGATCCTCGACAATATGATTTGACTGACGGCTTTTGTTTTGTTGGAATGATGCCGTCACAGTCAATATCTGCCGAAAATGTTGAAGTTATCAACGGCGGTACGAAAATAAGCCTTACACCTGGCAACACGATTAATGTTGTCGGAAATATTAATGTTCAAGGTTCGATAACGTGCAGCGGTGACGTGCTTGGCGGCGGCATTAGCCTTATCGGACATACTCACACAGCTCCGCATGGTGAAACAAGTTCGTCGCACTGAGGTAAAAAATAATGAAAAAAGAAGAAGTTATAATAGCCTACAAAAAGCAGAAAGGAGCTTGCATTGTAGCGTTTCCTACGCTGACAAGCTCGTGGACGTATTTTGTCCAGATTGAAAAAGCTATTGATAGTTATTTTAGTAATGCTGATAGTGTGTCTGATGCTGTTCGTGCTGTTATTCGTGGCGCTTATGTATCGCAGACAAAAGCGGCGTTAAAGTGTGAAGATGATGAAAAATACGGCATTAAATACAATGCTGATGTAGGCAGTATTGATTTAACGCCGTATTGGTATGCGTGGGAATGGCTGAAAGAAAATCTTGCAGATAAAATCAGATATACTACATCTGAAGCATCGGCACAGGCAGAAGGCAGTGCTGGCGAAAAGATTGTTGATGCTGAACAGCCGGAGCTTAATTCTGTTATCAAAGATATTTTGACAGCTAGAGCTACAGAAGCTACGAATATTAATAATTATGCGGAATCGTTCTGGCAAGGTAACAGCAAGATGGATTTTATTTGCCTTGTAGAGGATAGAGGTAATGTTGTAAAAACACCCGATAAGAAAGCGATTGTTGAAAAGCTTTATCTTGATTGTGGCTTACTTACACAAATTCAAGAGAACGGCTTGGATATATATGTTCCTAGTTATTTAGGAGGTGTCGGCAATGCTTGACCTTGCATTAAACGCAAAGACACATGACCTTGCATTTAATGGAGATGTAATGTTCATTGATGATGTTGAGCGTGTAGCACAGCAGATAAAAATACAGTTGCTTACTTTTCTTGGCGAATGGTTTTTAGACGTTACGCATGGCGTACCTTATCTCGAATATGTGCTTGTAAAAAATCCTAATTTTACGCTGATTAGAGAGCTTTTCCGTGAGCAGATTTTAAAGGTTGACGGAGTAAGCAATTTAGTCAGCATTGATATTGATTTTGAATCTGCTACACGAAAAATGTTGTTAAGCTATGAAGCGGAAACTGAATACGGCATGATTGTAAGGAAGGAGGTTTTAGGCTATGGAGTACGGAGTAACAGTTAACGGTTTTGTCAGAAAGCGTTTGCCGGAGATAAGAGAAGATATTTTTAAAAGCTTGGAGCAAAATTTAGGCTCGACAGTTAGCCGTCAACCTAACAGCATGATAGGCGTTCTTGTTGGTGTGTATGCTGCTGAACTTGACCGAATGTGGCAACTTTTAGAGCGTGATTATTATGACCGCTCGCCGATTAGTGCCAGTGAAGGCAGCTTAGACAATACGCTTGCTTACACCAATGTGCAGCGCAAGAAAGCTCAGGCAAGCTATCTTTACGCTGTTTGTTATGGGCGCAGCGGAATGGTTCTTCCTGCTAACTGCCAAATTAAAGATGCTTCCGGCTACAAATGGAATATTATTGAAGAAAGCACGATCACTCTTAATGACTGCGTGCATGTAACGCTTGAAGTTGAAACACCGACTAAAGGAAAGGTTTACAGTGTGCAGTTTGATAATGATGCAGTCATAAAATATACAGCGCAAAAAAATGATACTGCGTTGATTGTAGCTGTTGCCTTGGCTTCTCAGAGCGTTGAAAAGTGGCAAGGCAGTATTGTTGAAGGCAAGCTGGTTTTTGAACGCTCAGACAGGAGATATGGAGCTGTGGTTGTGCCTAACGAATCATTTGTAGTAACGCAGGTTGGCAGTCCTATTCGTTTTGATTGTGAGAAATACGGAGAAATCGAACCTTTGCTAAATAGCGTGAATTATATCAACACAAATTATGACGGCTGGTTTTCTGTTAGCAACGAATCTGAAACATATGTAGGTCGTGACTATGAAACAGCATCCGAAGTTCGTCAGCGGTATGCGTCTGCTGTGTTCAGAAACAGCATAGGAATGAAAGAAAGTATTAAGGCTGCCTTGCTGGAATTGCAGGATGTTACCAGCGTAACTATTTATGAAAACCGCACTGATGAAACAGTTGATGGCTTAAAACCTCATTCTTTCCAGGCTATTGTTTTCGGTGGTGATGAAGAAGCTATTGCTCGCACTATCTTAAATGTTGCACCTTTAGGCATTGATACAAACGGCGATATTTGCGTTCGCATTGAGGACAGCGAGGGTGCAGAGCAAGATGTATGCTTTAGCCGCCCGCACGAGGTACAGATTTATGTCAAAGTTATTATTAAAGAATATAATGAAGAAATTTTACCTGGTGATGCAATCGACAAAATTAAAAATATCGTTGTCAAACAGATTGGCAAGTTGTCGATGGGCAATGATGTTATTTATCAGCGTTTGCTTGGTCCTATTTACAGCGGCGTTGACGGTATTAGCTATATTGAGTGCAGCGTGTCTAAAGACGGCCAAACGTATAAACAGGAAAATATTCCGATTGAACGTAATGAGCTGGCAGTAACAAAGCTTGCTAATGTTACTGTAGCTTTGGAGTTGTAATCATGACTACAAGCGAAAGAATGTATAACCATTTGTTAAGTCAGTTTCGTAACAAACCCAACATTAAAGCTTTTCTTAATGCCGTCGGAAACGAACTCGACAGCATAGATAAAGTAAGGGAGCAGATAAGGACACAGATATGGCCAGATACGGCAGTTGGTAAGCAGCTTGATATGTGCGGTGAAGTCGCTGATATTTCTCGCCGTGTTGAAAATGCTATTGCAATGGATTTTTTTGGCTTTCCTGATCATGGCAACATGGGATTCGGACAAGCTCCGTTTAGACGTATGTATGATAATTATCTTACATCCAGCGATTTAAACGACAGTTATTACCGACTTGCTGTTATCTCGAAGATTGAAAAGAACACTACAGACTGTTCTCGTGTGAGTACCATACATAGCATAAAAAAAGTTTTTAATGTTGCACGTGTTTCCGCTGTGAATGCCGGAAATGCTAAAATGCGCATAGGAATAGGACGTTTGGTAACCAGCAAAGAAAGCCGTCTAATAGACGCACTAAATCTTATTATTCGCGGAGCTGGCATCGGCATTATCTATGTTTATTCTTTTGATGCTGCAAATACGTTCGGCTTTAGCAGAAGCGGAGAAAATCCCTATAATTTTAAAGGATTCAACCAGGGGACATTCGCAAGGATTATTAAAGTGAAAGGGGGACTTGTTGAATAATGGTAATGAAACAGCCTACTTTTGATTTGATTTTTGGTAGTAGCGCAAGCATTGGTGAGATGATTGATTCTTGGCCTGAGCTTGATTACCTGCGTGGTTGGGGCTATCTTGACAAAGGAGAAGCGCCGCCGCTTGAATACTTTAACAAATTACAGAATGTGAGTGATTTAAAAAGTCAGTACC